ACGAGGAGAGATTGTGGTTGTGTCAAAAGTCATAGAGCATCTCCACCAATCATCTCCGACAGCCTCAATAGATGAATCAATGTAATTACCGCCATACCCTTCTACTTCTCCAGTATTCAAATCAAACCATGTCCAAGTGTTAACGGTTCCGTATATGTATAACCGTATACCGTATGTAGAATTTTTCTTGAAGTACGCGCTCAATGTTTGAACGCCGCTGTATGATCTTGCTTGACCCAGCGGGCCAGTGGTAATGTTGTTGCTGATGAGCCATGCGTCAGAACTTCCGTCGTAGCCTGTCTGACCTCCTGTGAGTGTCCCATTGAAAGTCCACGGAGACGTATCAAACTGGTTGGACTGGAGGAGAAGGTTCTCCCTCCCCTTCTCAATATACCCGTCCTTCCCGACACGTGTAGCTGTAAGGTTAGTACCTCTAGTAAAAGTGAAGTCTGCTGCTGGAGAGATTACTTCTCTGACAGAGATGTTGTCTACTGAGCCTATGAAGCCTTGAGAAACAAGTTGTATGTCTCCATTCACGCTATTGTCTCCATCTGTAACAAGTGTGTAAATTCCGTTTTTTGTTACGTTTAGGTCATATGCTACTGGTGCAAATTTTACCTGAAACGTACCCGATACGTAATTAGTAACTTCAAGAGAAACATAAAGTTTAGTGTTTAATGGCACTGCATTGTTTTGCCTTATGATGCTACCAGGTGAATTATCACAATTCGCAGTACCTCCACTAATAGTCCAGCCCGTGCCTTTGTTCCAGTCACTATCTGTATCAAAAGTACCATTAGTAACTAAATCAGGACCATATTCTGGAATAGGTTTTACACTGTATGCCTTACCGTCTTTACCAGCAGCTGCGCCAGCATCAAAAATCAAACTTGCGTCATCGTAAAAGCTCATGTCTGGGTTATTACGCTCTGTAGGCCAGTACTGTTCCGGAAGCTAAATTAATACTCTTAAAAGGCCCGTAAATAGTCATCCCAGTGGGGACTGCTACTGAGGTGAGGGCGTCACCCGCACCAACAGTAACAGTAACCACAGCTTGAGACAATACTTGAATAGCAACAAAATCGCCGACTAGGTTGGCGGCGTTTCCAGTTAAATAATCAAAACCATTTTGCCCGAATGCCGCTAAATGGAATCCAGCAGGAGATTGTAAATTACTACGCATTATTTTTATTTATTCTTTTAATCTTTTTTCAATAGACGTTAGAACTTCCATACCTTCGTCGGTTTTAAACCAAGCAGCTAAAGCCGAATAAGGGTGCTCATCAAAAGGCACGGTCATAAGCTTTCTACCTGTCGCCGCCCATGAAAAAGTTCTATTATCTCTAGATAAAGTAATCACACCTTTTTCAGTTGCTTTTACGCCTATATTTCTAAGGTGAACGTTATCGTCGTTCATGAGTTCTATAAACAAAAGAGGGTTTCTTTTTGCAAATATGAACAAGTCTCTCTTAAGCTCTTTAGAAGACATACGATCAACTTGAGAACCTATTTCAACGCGCATTATAGCTTCTGCTTGTTCTATATCCATGGAAGCGGCCGCGTTAAGAGCTTCAAGCTCGACCTCGATCATCTCAACTTCGTTTGTAGCGACAGCTTCGTCGTCACGCTCGAAGTAAGAAATATTTTTCAAAGGGTGATATATGCTGAGAAGTTTTTGAAGAACTTGAAGGTTTTTAGGAACCATTAAAACGCCGTTTCTAAACACTACGTGCTCAAGCGTTTTAGGCCCATTCATCTCGTCTACAAAAACAGTTTTTTGATTTCTAGTATAAAGCATCTCTCTTTCGTACCCAAGCTCTTCGTCAAAGTAGTATATATCCCTACACTTCAGCTTGTACGACAATGGAGACATATCATTGGCTAAGTAGTAGTACCTGTCTTTAATTTCCCAAGCAGGTTTAGCCGGGGTTACAGCCACTCGTGGCGTAACAAATGTTTCTTTCACCTCTTTTTCAACAGCAGGTGCACTGGTTGTTTTTGGCTTTGCAGCCATAGTTCTTTTTTGTGCCATAATAAAATATAATTAAAAAGTAAAAAAACAAGGCAGGGACCGAAGTCCCCGCCAAGTTTTCAAAAGATATTATCCTTTCAACAACATGAAGTTGTTAGCGCCCTGCACCACCAAGCAACGCTCAGTTAAGAAGTGCATCTCCATTGCATCGAGATCGGAAGTGGCAGCTCCGACAGAACCAGTGGTCCAAGTCTTGAAGCGGCGATCATCCATCTGAGAAGCTCTGTAACGAACGTGCAAGAATGGACGACGCAAGTTGCGGCCCAAAGACTGATCGTACACGCTGGAAGTTCCAGCAGGAACCATAACACCACTGACCTTACCAGTAGTCACAGCGGCTGTAGCGTCGATCAAAGACCCACGAGTAGACTTGTCGTTCAAGTATTTCCAGTCGGTCTTGTAGAAATCGTAAGAACCTCTGCGGAAACCGGTGAAACCTAAGTTCAAAGCCATATTAGCATCGTTGTCGAACACACCGTAAGCAGATCCAGAGGCATTGTCTCCGAGACCAGCGAGCATGTCGTCCACATAGAGAGCTTCAGTTCTGTTTAAGAACATCATGTACTCTTCGATAGCGCCCTGAGAGTCAAACTCCTTGAGGATAACGTCAAACTCGGACAAATCTAAGTTACCGTACTGCAAGTTGCCTCTGTCTTCGAGAGCAGCAAACAAACCTTCAGTACCAACGAGACCTGCGACGGCGGCTTCAGATCCAGCGGCAGCTTTTTCAGCTTCAATCAGAGCCATTTCACAGTAGTCAGTGAAGCGGGCACGAGTGTCACCGGCGGCCTTTAAGTACCACAAGTAACCGTTTTGACCTTCTTCGCCAGACACTTCAACCCAACCAATTTGAGAAGCATCAGATCCAGAGACCTCATACTTGTCTTTCATGATGATAGGATTGTTAGTGAAGGTTTTGAAGCCAGGAGTGTTAGCTCCAGTGCGACCGAGAGTACCTTTCTTAAACTCAGAACCGTAAACGAAGACGCTAACAGCAGTGCTAGTAGAGATGCCGGAGACAGCGTTCAAAGTAGCAGCAGAGTAAGGCTTGACTGTAATAGATACATCAGCCAACGTGTTGTCAACAGCTGAGACGTAGCAACGCACGGTTGCTGCGGCGGCCGTGACCAGAACAGTGTCACCAACGCGAACGCCGTGATTATCTTCGCCTGCGGCGTCAATGTCATTTCCATCAGCGTCTTTCTGCAAGAGAATAAGACCGTCAGTTGAAGCGTGGGTAGTACCAGTGTATGAAAGGTGCAAGCGACCCTGCTCAGACCAAACAACTTGGTCAGAAGTCATTGCCTCTTCAGCGCCCACCATTTCAAGGAAGCCAGAGATAGAACGGTTACCAAAAACTTCTGCTTCTTCTTCCATCAATTCAGGAAGATATTGTTGAGCCCAACCAGCCGTAGCGGAGCTCGTAAAATCAATATAGTTAGACTGCAAAGTCTGTTTTGCGGGAGCCGGAACTGCGTTCAGGTTTGTTCCATTTGTAATTGCCATTTTGTTTTAATTTTAATGGGTTATCTTTTTCGTTTTATTTTGAAATCACGAGCAGAATCTCCCAGAACCTTATATCTAACACCTCCAACGTTGGTTTCGCCATGCACTTGCCTAGCGTCCGTGTTAACGTTTTTAGCTTTAGCGACAGAGTCCTTAATAGCGTCAGCTCTACCTTGCTCGTAGAAATGCTGAGCTATAGCATCTGCGTTCATCGCTGTGTAGAGGCCCTTATGGTACCCAGCGGCATCTTGAATTTTCTTATCTTCACCGGCAAACTTGTCGATGAAATTGTTGATGCTCATCTGCGTATTTTTTACTTCCTCTGCGTTCTTCACATTGAAGCGTAACTTTTTATCTCCAACTTGGTAGTCGAAACCTTCGAAACCGCTGTTGAAAACTTCATTAGTCTTCTGCTTAAACGCGTTAGCAAATTCCTCAGACAGTTTTTTCTGCTCTTGAGTCTCTTTATTGTATCTATTGAAAAAATCTACAGCTTTTTTCTGCTCTGCAGTAAGGTTGTCCGTAGCCTTGATTTCTTCGTAATATCTGTTCTTTTGGTTTTCAAGGTATTTACGAGCCTCAGCTTCTTGCTCTTTAAGAGCTATCCTCTTCTTTTTAATATCCTTTTCGTCGTCTAAATCTTCGTCAAAACCGAAAGTCTCTTCAATAAGGAATTGTCTTTCTTCCGCGGTCAAGTGAGGCTTGGTTTCTTTGTAGTACTCGTCAATAACGTCAGAGGTATCTAAGGTTTTTATATCTCTATTAAGTCTAACGTAGTCATCGAGCGTACCACCAGTCTCATTCATAAACTCTACGAGCTTTTGAATCCCCTCTGGAAGTTTAGCCTCAGCTGTTTCATTTACAACCTCGGCTTCTTCCGTCACTCCTCCTCCATCCAGTTGTTCTTGTACTTCGGCTTCCGGCTGTACTTCTTCCTCGGCTGCACTGAGCTCTCGTGTATCTCCATCTCCTTCATCCACAACTTGTCCGTTTGACTCGTCTTCTTCAGTTTCATTGTTAATTGGTTTAGATAAATCTACTTTATGGATTGTTTCCTGTGGTTTACTTTTAAATGGCGCAACTTTTACTTTTGTTACATTAGGGTCTTTTTCCACCTCTTGAATCACTTCTTCAAGGTCAGTTTGTTTGTTTTGGTCCATAATAAAATATTATAAAATTTGACTTAGGGTAGGAAGCGATTTGTATTCGCTCCTCCCGTAACTATATCATTACCTGATGATTCAAAACTTTTAATCTTAGCCTGGTCACTTGCTTCAGACTTTTGCATCTTAGAGTTTAAATCAAACTCAAATTGCATAAGCTTCATCTTACCCTCTATCTCTTGCTGCAAGTACTGAGACTTAAGCTGAGCTTTTGTCTGCTCGAGTTGAGCTTCAGACTGCATCTTAGCTTGGTCTTTCTGCATTTCAGCTTGAGCCGCCACTTGCTGTGCTTGGGCATTGGCCTGTGCTTGAGCTTGAATATTCTGCTGTTGCATTTTTTGGTCGCGCTCCATTTTCTGCTTACGCTTAACTTTAAGCATCTGGTTAGCGAGCTTGATGTTTCTTATTTGCCGCACATCAATAGCGTCATCTAAGTCTATAAGCTTTTGACCGAGAGCAACCTGTATGTTGTTTTCTAGTTTAGCCGCCTCCTCTTCGTCTGGCAAGAGCTCGATAAATATACCGAAGTCCCTAAGGTGTAACTCAGCCATTTCTTCAAGCGTAGCTACGTTATGAGCACCTATAGAGCTTATGAACGCCTGCTTGGTTGGAGAGTACTCAATTATATCTGAAACCCTAAGAGATAGGTTTTCCGCAACTTCCGCCGTGATGTAGAGCATCGACTGTAATATATGTCTAGTTGCGGTGTTGGAGTTCGCTGCGGCAAGCTTTTGAATACCGACAAGAGCATTTTTGTCTGGCATACTACCGTCTCTAGCTTCATTAAGACCCGTTACATCGCGGATCATCTGCAGGTAATAGTTGTACGTGCTAATCAAACTTTGAAGCTTGTTAGACCCAGCGCCATTTTGGATTTGCTGAATAGGTACTTTGCCAGGATTCATATCACCCTCGGACGTAAACGATCTACCGATAACAGAACCTGTTTGGAAGAACATATTAAGCGCTTCCTGCGGGTTATAGCTCGTGCCATTACCAAGGTCAATCTCAGCTAAGCCATCAGCATCTAAATACACACCGTCAGGAACCATACGGTTCATCACCTGCTGTATTTTCAAATGAGTAAGCTGAATCATATCCGCGAAACCAGTGATGCGATTAACAAGGGAGTCAATCTTACCATCGTACATATGTGGGGCGGTGATTTGATAGTTCATCTTAACTTCACCGAAGTCTGATTGCGTACGCATCATATTAGGCGCCATATTCCACTTTAAAAGCTTTCTAGCACCCAAAACCATCACTCCTTCATAAAGAACCTCTAGAACTCTGTCTAAGCGGCTAAATTCACCCTCCATATCGGCAGGTGGATTGAACGTGTCGTCTTTAGGTAAAACCTTATCAGCTCCTGAGCCAGTCTTCTTGAGTTTGTAAACGTCGTTCGCGTGAGTCTTGTAATTGAAGTACAATACGTGAACCATATTGCGGTCGCTGTTATTTCTAACGTTGACAATATCGTGTGAACCCTCTACAATCTCTTCAATATCTGATTCGCTGAGATTAGGGAACTCCTTTACGAGCTCGTTAATAGGTATTTCTTTTACCTCACCAACGTAGTATATATCATCAAAGTATGGAGACTTTGTGTATGAGTAGACTAAGTTAGCGGGGTCGACGTATTCCACAGTAACTCCGTCTGAATAGTTGAAGTTAGTTTTAGTGGCGCCTATACCTAATATCGTAAGGTCATTCAAAACTCTACGCCTCACAAGGTCGTAATCGCTAGCGTTAAGCAACGTGTTGATAGCTTGCTCTTCTGCTAATTCCACAGCTTGTTTATACGTGAGCTGCATGTGCAACGCGAGCTCTTCTTCTGTGCCAGGTACTTTATCTTTATCATTCTCATAAAGGTCCATATTAAGACGTTTAGCTGCTAAGTCGTTAAACTCACGCGACTTCATATCTCTAATCATAGACTCCATATAAGCTGTCCGGCGTTGGACACCGTGCTTATCCTGAGAAAACGCATTAATCTCATAAGCGCGCTGCGACATACCGTTGACAACAATATCAACGAACTTAGAGATAATGGGTACTGGTTTCCAATCTAGGTTTAAGTAGCTTAAGTCACCGTTTATAGAAAGTTCGTTCTTGTACTTGTCTATAGATTGCTCACCTCTAGCGTAGAGGCGAAGTTGGTGGTACTTATTATAGCTATTGTTATATTTGTTAGTAGTACCGGTAAACCACTCGCCCTCGATAGCTTTAGCTACCCTGAGGCCGTAGTCCCAGCTCATTTTTTCAATATCACTAACCGCTTGCGACGGAAAGCTAGTTACAACAGACTCTGCCATATTATGCTTTTATTAATCTTGATGTCGTTCCAGTGTTATTATATTTAGATATGGTTAAGCTGAGCGGATCTCTTTCGCGATCCTGGTTTGGGGCATATAACTGTCTATTGCAAGCCATAATAGCTAAGCCTGAGCTAATAGAGGCGTCGTGCCTGGTTCTTTGGTTTATATTAAATCTTGCCCAATCGTTTAACGTATCATTAAAATACATAGTACCATATCCATCTTCAGTCAAACCGACGTGGTCATTAATATACATTTCAATAGCGGCTGCATGCGCCTGTTTTATATCTTCGCTAGAGTTTGGTATGCCTCCAACCTCTTTTTCGGCTACTGACAACTTATTCCACACCTTGTCTGGCCTATTCATACTAAAGCCTCTATATCCCCGCCTACGCAAGTAATACAAAAGTCTAGGTTTGTTGTTTTCAGCCAGCAATGGCATGCCGTAAAATACTAGTGCCATTAGCACGTCTTCAAAAAATATCTCAGCGGTTTGTGGTCTTGCTATATATTCTAAAAAGAAGGTGTTTGCGGGCGCGTCTTCCATGGAAAACTTGGTTAAGCCGTGCAAAGCACCTTTTGATCCTCTATTATCTACGGTTCCAGATATATCGTACGAGTCGCATCCAAATGCTCCTACGTGTTCGTTACCAGGATACCTCACTCCATTCTTAAGTATAACTCTATTTTGCATCTGCACATTTGGTACCCAACTAACTTTAAACCTGCCATTAGGGTCAGGGTTAAATACAACCGCTGTGTCCTTCACGCCGTTCATCCATTGGAAATTACCAGTGGTGATAACATTAGAGTTTCTATTTCCTTCGTTATAATCAATCTGCTCGTAAATCTTTACAAGATTAAACAAGCTATTTTTTGTCTCGTCTCTAAAGGCATGCTCCTCAGTACGAGGGAACTGCCTGTAAAATTCATTCAAAGCGTCTTGGTCGTCCTTCAAGCCTTCCGCCTCATTTTCCCAGTGATCAATGACACCGTAATCTATATCGTCGCCATGCGGCCCCTTACAAGGAACTTCAGGCGTTTCAAAAACAGGATGCCCATACTCATCGATGAAACCTTCATAGTTCCATTCCATGGGGATGAACAACGCGTAAAGGCCAGACTTCGTCTGACCGTTTCTATTTCTCTTAGTA